CACTGGCTCCCGACCCGGGAGACAGGAATGCTCAAGCTCATGGATCCGAACATAGTTCCGCCCAATTTAATCATTAGACTGTCAGGCCATATGGTGGATGGAAAGAATTCAACCTGGTGGCCGTGGACGAGCTCAGTCTCGACTCAGGGGAAGACATGCCCTGCGAAGGACCAGGGCAACCAATGCCGCAGCTGTAGAGCATGCTGGGACAGGAAGGTAGCCAATGTCACATATCCTAAACACTAAATTAATTGATGAGATCCACGATCAGTGGTGCCGGGACAACGGGTATCCAGTCCGCAAGCTTACAAGCTCTCGAGCACGCGTGCGCAAGACTTCAAGCCACAAGCTAAGGGCTCAAGCCGGATCCCTGAATCCACAAGCTCCAGTATCCGGGAACCAGGGTACAAGCGTACAAGCTGGTCCAGGGCACAAGCAACAAGGATAAAGGTATTTTTTTTATGCTTAATATGAAAAGAAATCTGGTGAGGTGAGAACCTCACTTTATAGTCTTTTTTAGTCGCGGTAGATTTTAACTCAACAGTGAAAAAGTTCCCAGAAGGAGCATAGCCCAATAAATCAGGAGTGCCGAATAAAGCCCAGTTTTCCAGTCTGGTCCACGAAATTGCGGGAGTTTCATCTTTTAATTTTTTCCAAAGTTTTCGCTCTGGAAGTTTTGAAATTCTCCTAGAATTCACGACTACCAGAATAGTTAAAGTTTACCAATTATTTTACTCATACGCGCTCTTTCTGGTTCAGCTACGAGTACCAATCTATGGGTCTCTCGAGAACCTATAACTCTGTTTTCTAGTAGATTAATTTCCCTAATATCCATCATGTCACCATTAGGTAATTGAATCTGCACCCTTGCGTTGCCGCTCGTAGGGCTCACAAAAAACTTATCCAAAGCTTGTCTGAATGACTTTCCGTTTAACATTCTGGTTTGCAATATACAAGAAATATTATATAGTTGCAACATTATGGGATTACCCAAAGTATTAACACCCAAACAGATGAAATTCGCACAGCTATTAGTCTATGGCGTTGATGGGAGTCCTATAACCAAAACAGAGGCCTTTAAATTAGCTGGATTCGAAGACGGAAATAACAATTTTTCGAGGCTGACTAATCCTAAGTATTATCCATTAGTATGCGCTTACATTGAAAAGCTACGAGAAGAAGTAAGAGAAAAATATGACATCACATTTGATAATCATATTACTGAGCTGGGTAAAATTAGAGACCAAGGTAAAAAGGATAGTAGAAATCTAGCCGCTGCTGCAACTACTGAAATAGCTAGGGGTAAGGCTGCTGGATTCTATATAGATCAAAAACTCATTCGTCACGGTAAAATTGAGGATATGAATCTCAATGAACTTTACGATAAAATGAAAACTATTAAGGAGCGTAATGAACGAATACTGGACGCGAAACAACTATTGGAGCAAGGAAATGCCAAACAAAAAGAAGAAAAACAAAAAGAAAAATCTAAAGAAGAAAAAGAAAAAAGCGAAGAAGAAAAAGAAACGTTAGACGTTTAATTTTTCCATCTTTGTAATACAACCGATAGGGAATATATTCCTATCCGAAAAGACCTCATCTTTCTCATCGTAGCTAGCGAAAGTATATAAGAATTTCTTTGTCTTTCTATAAACATAACCAAAGGTTATCATCTTAGAACATTCAAAAGCATCAAACTCTGGGGCAGTAGCATGACCTCCGTCCGCTGTGATGTCTAACCATGAGATCTTATAGAAGTAATACTTCTTCTTATTAATGGCGACATGTTTATATTTTGATTTTTTTCTACGCATAAGAATGTATACCCTGCTCTCAATAAATCATAAAATAAAAAACACAATTCATGTGCGCGCGTCCCTTAAGTTGTTGGTATTGCTAGCTTTTTTTATCAATTGTATCTTTTGTATCCAATTGTATCCTGACTAAAGATACAATTTTGAGCGAATAAGTGTTGGTATATAACAATTCTAGCTTTTGTACCAATTGTAACCACTTTTGAAAAAAATTAAAAAAAATTTTTTTATTTTATAGAAAAAAGAGTATACAAAGGGTATAATATGCCAAATATGCAGAATTTAGTGGGGTTTTTGTTCATTTTTTGTATCTTTGCCGTTTGGTTGGTCATTCTTATCCCTATAGTATTGATCTACTTTCTTAAGGAAAGCGTGTTGACAGTGGACAAATTCCTTGTCAGAAATCTCAAAGCGTTGAAAAAACTTATCTTTAGAACACATTAAAATAACACCTTGTTGTATCTTTGTGCCATATACATAGTTGTGGGCCATAGCATAAGCACCCAACTGAATGAAGTAATCCTCAATCCATTCTCTCTTTTTTGGCTTGTTGGTTTGCTTAAAGTCTATTATACTTTCGCGCGAATTATAGATTCCAACTAAATCAGTAGCACCAGCATATAACATTGGATAATGGACGGTCACCTCTGTTCCCCATACTTCTTCTAAAGGACCCAATCCCTGGTTAATGATCTGTTGTGCCATCGGGTGTGCTTCAAGGCCTACTGCGGTCAGGTCCATGTGCCCTGAGCCCTGAATATAGGCTTCCAAATATCTGTGCATACTACTCCCTCTCATAGCCGACATGTCTCTGATTCGATCTGCTCCCTGTTCCCCGATGCGTTTTCTCCAAGCCTCTAGGCTCTGTCGCTTCTCTTCCGACTGGGTTGCGGATAGGATCGTAGTTACACTAGGCAACATTTGTTGATCGATATCGTAGTGTCTGGACCCCTGGATCAGGGACCGCTGGGACGCTGGGTATTTAAATCTTTTGTTCCAACGCATCTTTAAATCGTCCTCCCCAGGCATAAGAGCCATGGTGTTTGGTAAAAGAAGCGGTGTTAGCATAAAGCTTAAATCCCACTTTTTCTACCAGTTTACAAAAGGATACATCCTCTCCTGATGAGTAGCCGTCTTCGAATTTAAAATCGAAGAAGTTATAATAATACTTATGATCCGGTCCTGGTTTAGGAAAGACCGAGTTTTTAATTTTCAAATCTGGAAATTTTTCTATAATTTTTTTAAAGACATCACGATGAATGAGCATGATCCCCGTGGGGCCTGCGCTAATTTCCATAATATCACCGGCTTCCATTCGCCTCGCTTCTTTTATTTCAACAGTATAAATCTTCTTATCAACATCCATTGACTTCACCCGATAAGGGGTACAGATAACATCCTTCTTAGCCACCAACATTCGAAGCACTGCTTCGGGTTCGAATTCCACATCGGAATCTATAAAAAGTAGATGCGTAAAGTCTGAGTCTAAAAAGACAGACGTTAGATAGTTTCTGGCTTGATGAATCAGAGGAGATTTGATGGTATTGATCCCCACAGCCACACCACTCTTAGCGAGTTGTTGAATGACTTTAATGACAGCCACCATGGTATTAACCTTCACCGAGTCATAGCACGGCATGGCAATCATGACACTAGGTTTAGTCTCCATAAGTGTTATTCCTTCCATTGGCGAAGCTATGCATCACATAGTTTCCTTTCTTATTGGTATAATATATAGCGCCATTAAATTTTGGTTTAGTGATCAGAAGATGTTTTACAGCTTTCTTAAAAGACATATTCTCTGTCTCCGAGTTCTCTCCCGTATCTCCATCTAATATTTTAAATTTATATCTCATGCCATTAACATAAATAAACTTAATAAAATCAGTAGAATAAAACTACTGAAGATGAATGCAAATATTTTATCTCGTGGGTCCATTAGTTATGAGGACACTTTCCCTTTTTCCACTCTCGATATCCTTTAATCCATTCGTCGGGATCTCTTTTACCCCAACGTTGAGTCCAGGCCCAACTGTTTATCTTTCCTGAGTATGTTTCAATGATACTTAGAAAAGGATCTATTAATTTTTTCCAGAAATTTTTTGTCATAGTAATCTATTATTTGTTTTGCTCTCTCCTGTTTAACAATTAAAAAGGGGTACACTTGTTTTAGGATTCGGTAAACCCCGTGGAATCCTACCCGCCATCGATGCTGGTCTTGCCAGTTCTCTTTGGTTGGATATCTCTTCATGTCCCTGTTCCCTTCTGCGGTGGTCTTCATCAAGTAATCAATGAGTCTTCCATCCACTTGAGGAACCTCTAACCGGACATTTAAAGTTTCGTAGACTGGTTTATTCGGTCTCTCATGTCTTGTTCGTTTCTTCCAGCCAAACTCTAAGTAGCCTTCGCCGTCAATAATTCCTGCAACGTAGGCCGCCTCTTCCGAAGTCATAATCCTCATAAACCAGCTTTACGCGCTTCGTTTACGGGATCTTTAAGAGTTTTTTTTAAATCGACTAATTCTTTTTCAGCAAATTGTCTTCTCTCTTTCTCGTCTTTGTACATCTTCACAGCTCCACGTAAATTATCTTGTAGGAATTTACATCTAGCTTGAAGTGTTTGTATATCTTGTAGTTTATCAATCATCTTTCTGTCTCCCTCCTTTAAGAGATCTTCGTAGTGTTTATCGTAACCCATCGGTTTTGTCCTTGATCGTATGGTAGATATGAGTTTTAATATCTTTCTCCGTTCGCATAATGGTAAGGACATCCACCCCCGAATACGCTCTCGCGTAAGCGTTCTGGCTAGCTGCGATCGAAGCTCCGGAAGTGAGTAATGCAAACTCACTGCAGCCGGTGCACACCATTAGAATCAATAATAATGGTATCTTTGTCTTCATCAAACGGACCATAAATTTCTCCTTCTAGTTCACCTTCTGCGTTACACATCGTACAATTCATTGTAGCTTCTGTACCAATTTCTTCAACTGATTTGTTTGGGACAGTAATGAAGCCATTTCCACGACATCGTGGACAAATAGATTTAAGCTTTTCTTTTGTCTTCAGTTTTGTCTTTTGCTTTTCCATTCAGTCTCTCCATTTCTTTGTTCACTAAGATGTTGATCGTTCCACTCCGGCTCTGAACAATGTGCGGAGTTATAACTCTACGAATCTTATCTAAATTTTGATAAGTGATTTTCGTGAGAGAGACGTTTTTGTATTTACTTATGTCAGTCATTTGTTATATCCTCTTTCATATTTGTTGTTTGTTTAATATAGGATTATTCCCATAAATTACAAGAATTGTCAATATGAAAATTATAATTTTAAGCGTAATAATTTGCTCTGCATTATATGGTAATTGCCAGGAGCCATACACCAAGAATGTCGAATATAAGACATGGGCGGACTGTATGTGGGCAGGGACCAACGATACGTTGACTCTCTACCAGGTCATGGGGGAGGACTATATTAATACCAATAAAATATTTGTAAAATTTCAATGCAAAGAAGTGGAAAAAATTAATCCCGAACTAAAGTCTTAATCACAATAGTAGCCATATACTAAATTTCCTTTGGATGTATACCATCCCTGGTCCCTGGTGTCTGTTTGATCACTATATGTAGCAATCTTCTCGACATACGCGTCCCCCTGCTGGGAACATGTTAATCCTTTTGTAAAAGGAACAACAATGGGATCACCTAGTAATAGTAGAATGACCAGTACTTTCATACCACATATAGTCGTGGACGTCCGCCTTTACTGCCACGCATGACAGCTACCGGATCCTTTTTACGTCTTTCTTTATAGTACGAGTTACCAGTTAATTTTTTTTTCTTAACCTTATACTTTCCTCGTTTGAAGCCTAGTCTTCTATTGTGAAGACTTCCCCCTCGATAATGACTATGAAAATTAAATCTTTCATTATTTTTTACATAAATTCTATTACCGTGTCTCACAGATTCCATTTCTAATTCTCTCTTCCTAATCTGTTCAATCATTTTTTGATAGACATATTCAGGACTCTTGCCAGCATATTCACATACTTTTCTGAAGTTAGAACTTTTACGTTTGAACCATTCAATGGCGTGTCTAGATTCTCTCCAGTCCGATGAATAGAGTGCATCATGGGCCGCTTTAGTTAGAACACTTACCCAAAGGTAATGTTCTGGACTTGTTGTGTCCTCTTGTTCAGTCGCGTGCTTCTGATCGAATATCGTCATGGCTTTTATTGCCCCAGTTAATTATTCTTTCGGCGCCGTCAGCTTCAATATTGATATTAACTCCAAACTTCTTCCATGACTTTGACATCACGTTAAGTTCGAGCACCAATGTCGAATATTGTTTAGTACTTAGGCCTTTCGTTTTTAATGTTATCTTTCTCATTATCCATAATATAAGAAATTATAGGACCACTGTCAAGGTACCAAATAAAATAATTATGAATAAAATAATATCAACCCACAATAGAAATATAAGAACTTTAAAAACCACTAGATTAATATGTCTTTTAATTCAAAGGTTAGACCCTCTAATTCGTCAGGTTTTCCCTTAGGATAGTCAGGAAAAACCATGAATTTCTCGCCTGTTTCCTCATTGGTACAACCTGCAACGAGCCAGTCCCATTTAAAGTCATTATCTTCAACAAATTCACGCATAACTTCATAGGTTTGATCAGGGTGTTGCTTTAGTAGATTGGCTTTACATTCTGACATAGTTCTAAACCAACCCTCCATCTGAAAATTTTGTTGAGTTATAATAGGATCATGTCCAATTAGATAAGCTAATATTAAAATTTTATACATTATCCCTGGCCTCTCGAACGTTTTCTACGTGGAATACGCTTCGAGTATGATTTAGCATGTCTTCCGGGTCTTTTTCGTGTACTTCGTTTCTTGTAAAGACTGACTCCAAAGACCGGTCTCTTACGAGCCATCCTTCTCTAGCACCAAATTGGGGGTGGGAGTGGTACTATTACCTAAAGGAATATATTTAATTACCCCATTAACTTTTTGTTCAGTGTCTCCGCCACAAGTAATGCAACGATATACGTTATGATAAAGAGAAACAAAGACAGTTCTCTCCTGACATAGAGGACAATCTCCGTTAGTTACTTCAGCTTTTAAACTCATCCCTTTTCCAAACATATCGCTTCCTCTCATACTTCTTCTTATCCTTAAATCTTTTTGGAGTAAAGTGTTTTAAAAGTCTGGCTATGGGATTTCTATTTGAGTACGATTTTTTTGATTGATTTTGAGCCATCGTTATTAATCTCTACTTCAGCTTCAGTTTTTATACACTTATAAGTGACGGTGTCACTGTACTGACGCTCGGCTTCGCGCTTCCCACGCAGGCACATACCCATTGAGTCCTGGATTCGATGCTCCTTAATTTCAAAATTTACAAACATTAATAATGCTACTACTGTTTCCATATTTATTCCTCATCTTGTGGCTGTCCACATTCACACACCGGACAATCACATTCTCCACTATATTTACTAGGTGGTCCTCCCCATGTCGAGTGTTTTTCAAAATTACAATGACAGGGACAACCACAGTTATCACAAGTAATTTCGGGATTCATTAATGGGCTCCATTATTTCCATTAGCAAAAGTTCTTTGTTTATCTTTTAATTTTTCTATGTCAGAAAGAACTTTGTTCATTTGCTTAGTTAAAAAATCGATGTTCACCTTATTGTGCATTCCATCTTCGATTGCTTTATTAAGACGATCAACGGTTTTATAAAGATCCTCAATCATCATGAACTGCTCTTGGTCTGCGGGCAAACTGCCCATCTGGCCCCGAGGCCATTTTATCCTGAATTCTGTGTTCATATCTAGATCTTTAGACATAATTTCTAATTGAGTTGTGACACGATTTTGAGTCTCAATGATACCGAAGTAAGCCCAGGTCCCGATCGCGACCATGGCGATCAAAGAGGCAACCGTTTTCATCGGCATCTGAACTGCGGCTTCTTCTGAAATTTTGAGAGGTCCCTTAGGCATTAGTAATTATAACTCCCTGATGGAGTATCTCCTTTTTCTAAAATTTTAAATAGGTCTTTGTGTTGTTCCATGATCTCTTCATCACTCTTCATCATGTTCTCGATATGCATTTGAAGTTTCTCGACATGTCGTTCTAGCTTGTCGACCTTGTCTTCATGAACAGCTTGGATTGTAGATAGTTCAAAGGTACGCGAAAGACTCCAGCCACCCAGGGCGATGAGTAATCCAACCAGTAATGTCATTAATTTGTCAGCCATTAAAATATAATCTCCATAACTAAATATAACGTAATAAATATGAACATACCAGCCATATGTATATCATATGGGTGATTATGCATTAATCCCCCAATACTTCCCTCGATAGGTCCTTGATATCCCATTGTTGCTCTCTGACTGCATCTGTTGTTTTCCTAAGAATCTCCTCTAAAGCTCTGAAATAGGCATTTACTTCAGTAACTCGAGCATTAACATTAAACATCTCTCTTGTAAACTCTTCTTTGTCTTGAGCGTATTTATCGAAGATGATTTGAATATCTTTGTTCAACATCATGACCTGTTGTTTATTTTCTTCAATAGTTTCAGTCAGATTAATAATATATTTAATAGACCCAAAGGTAGCAGCCAGGATCGATACCACGATAGGTACTATTACTACGAGCTTACTCTTACTCAGATCCATTTTTCTTTTGCTCCATTTGTTTTTGGTGTTCTATTTTCATCATCTCATCAAAGAGAGTATCATTACTTCGTTCTCTTTTATCTTCCTTTTTCAGAAATTTCATATCTCTACATTTTTTAGCTACTAACTCAAGCTCAGGTCCCATCTCTACATTTCTATATTTTCTACAGATTTTAAGAAGTTCCATTTGTTGTTCGAGTTCATAACGATCAGATTGTTTTTGTCTAAATTCTTTATTGCAGGTATGACCAAACTTAAACCGAAGTCTAACTCCTAGGTCCCAGCCCTCTCTTTCATATTCATTACCGCTATCGGTAATAGCATAGTCATAATCATCCGTGCTGTATTGAAGATAAGGTTCGATGTGACCGGCTTCACAATTACGCCAGTTGCCACCAAGGTACTCATTTTTGGCGAAGACCTGACTGCAAGCTACTAATGATAGCAAAATAATAATAAGAGAAGATACTAAATATTTCATCCATCTAGTTTCCTTGTCCCTTATTTTTCTTGCGTTTCTTCTTGCCCTTAAGATCTTTAAACTTCGATATCTCATCTTGTATTACCTCAATTTTCATTTTGATTACAACCATGTCCTGAGACAATGAAAATGATCTTTGTAGTGACCATCCTCCAAGCGCTAATACAATAGCGAGTAAAGCAGTTATTAATTTATCATTCATTAGTTACCTTTGGCGTATACTCATACGTTTCTTGTTCTGCTTCTTCTTGTTTTTCTTTTCCGTGACAACATGTACCTGATTTTTCTTTTTCTTTGGTATGCATATTGCAAGTTCGTTTTTCTTCTATTGGCATACTTCACACTCCACATGTTTACACTCCGTACACGGGCAAACCCCGTATAAGTCTGAATGTCCACTTACATTACAGTGACAGTCACAATTACAATTTTCACACTTCGTCGGGTTCATTTTTAGTTTCCTCTATATCATAAAAAAATTTATCTGAATCTTCCGTTCTCCATTTTCTTGTGTTCTCTACATTCCATTCTCTTGTTTGAACTTTCCAATCAGAAGGAATTTCATCCTTAACCGTAAAAGATGGAATACTCCATATTAATCGATTGTTAGGTTGAGCTGCATAATTGCCATCCTCTAAGGCGAGAATGTGCGCGCACTTATGTTCGTGCGGAATTTCGGAATGATCCGTGTCGACTATATTACCCTCTGGGTGAGCCCAGTCAACTGTAAAAAGATAATGACCATGATGCCATTTCTTATCTTTACCGTAATATTTGCCGGATTGGCTGGCTAGAAGATCGTAAGTAGTAATAGCAGGATAATAACTAAAACAATTCCAAAGCTCCAACTCGTCAAGTGGAGTCCGAGGAACTTTTTTGACATCAAATCCTCGCTGGATGAAGGCAGAAATTGGAAGACGATAGAAGACAGCACCATTTTCCATAACTGCATGAAAGAGTAAAGCATGCCCTGTAAGCGATGCCATACCAAAGATGATACAGTCTTCACTCTCTCCCACATGTCCGGAAAGGTCATATAGATACTCCCTTCTTACTTGCGCGTAAGTCGCAGGAATATTCACGTTTAAATATGCCATTTAACATAAACCTCACTTAGAATGCTGCGATAATTAAAATTACGAGTACAACAGCACCTGCAATCACAATTTTTCTGTGATTATTCCACAGGTCCTTTGCGGCGTCTTTTATCATATCCATAGTTTCCTCCTATTTATCGTATATATCTCCCCAATTTTTTCCATGTTCATAATCTACTTTATTGGGAACTTCAAGTGTAACAGCATTCTCCATAATCTCAACGATTTTCTTGGCTTCATTATCGTCATTAATGGAAACACATAACTCATCATGAATTTGAATATGTGCAACTACACCTGCCTTATAGAGTTCTAACATAGATTTTTTAGTCATGTCTGCTGCTGAACCCTGTATAAGTTTGTTTAAAGATTTATAAGTATAAGCTCTTCTGATTCCTGGTCCATGTTCCTTGAGTGCTTCTTCGTGTGACAATGCTTTATGCATCCCAAAACTATTGGGTTCCCATAAATGGAACCGGCATAGTCTTCCAAGTAACGTTCTAATTTGCCCACGATCCTGAGCTCTATTAGATGCTTTCTCCATCAGTTGTTTAACAAATGGAACTTTATTGTGATATTGATTAAATAATTCTGCAGCTTTATCTTTAGTTACTCCGAGTTCTGCTTGAAGTTTACCTTTCCCCATTCCATAAAATAATCCTAAGTTAATAGTCTTGGCTTGGGATCTAGGAATCTGGGCCATGTCTGCTACAGTCTGGTGAAAATCTGAATCTGAATTTGCTTGATAAGCATCCACAACATCATACACGGAGGGTAATTTATATAGCGCTGCGTAATGAACAACGAGTCTTGGTTCTTGTTGTGAGTAATCAAAACAACCCCACTTACATCCTTCTTCAGGTATGAATAAACTTCTAATCTTAGGTCCTAGATCTTTATTACGTGCGGGAATTTGTTGCAGGTTAGGGTTTTGATAACTAAATCTGCCTGTAACTGTTCCACCTCCTGCGTTTCTTAATTGATTAATTTCTGCATGGATTCTACCTTTATGTTCGTATCTTAAAATAGAATCAATGAATGTAGTATGAGCTTTGTTAATTTCTCTAGCTTTAGCAATCATTCTAACCACTGGATGTGAATGTTCTTGTAAAAAATTTTTAGTAAAAGAAGGAGCAGCTGTTTTTTCTGTACGTGGGTATTCTATTTTTAACATATCAAATACATTAGCTACCGATCTTGCGGCCCATATTTGTGTGTCAATATTGGTTTCTCCTTTAATTTTTCTTAAGAGTTCTTGTTCTTCAGCGATGAGTTGTTTTTTCATAGCATGAGCTCTTTCTACATCTACTCTTACTCCTTTGAATCGCATGTCAACAAGACATGGAAATAGATCTGTTTCTAAATCAAATATATCTTCTAAGTCTTGATGAAGTATTTCTTTTTTCATCTCTTGCCATAAGCCTAGAGTAATCTCAGCATCTCGTTCAGCATAAGATCCTGCATGCATAGCCGGTAACTTATACATTTCTGCTTTGGGATCGATTCCCCATTCTTCAGCAGCTTCAGCTAAAGCTCTTTCATTCTTTCCATAGCCTAAATAATGCCAAGATAAACTATTTAAATCATACCTAAATCTATTTTCATCAGTAATAGCTGATGCAATCATAGTACAAACAATGTCACCATTAATTTTAAATCCTGATGCTCTTAACCAACACACGTCGTAAATAGCATTGTGAAAAATTTTTGTAGAAGGTGCTTCTAATACATCTTTGAGCCACATGAATACTTGTTTCTTATCCATGTTTCCTCCACCTTCATGAGCAATTGGAAAATATCCTTTATAGAATGAAGTTGCTACTGCAACTCCAATTATTTCTCCATTACCAATTACTGAACCAGATCCTTTCTTAAGGAGATCAGGATCTTTGGTTTCTAAGTCTATTGCTATTTCATCTACTTGTCTTAAGTCTGGAAACTCTGTTGGTTTAACCCATTCAGTTTGTGCTTCAAATTTTGGGATTCTCATTTGTTTCTTAAGATCCCCCAGAAATTAGGTTTATCCATCGGATTTGGAGTTTTATAATCTCTTTCAATAATCATTTCACAATAATGTATTGCCTTCAATATATCCTGCTTTCCATCTTTATACGGGTGTCTACATATATACTTTATTATGTTGCCTTCTGCAAATAACATTCTATTTTCATGCACAAACTCACTAGGCTGAATTTTCATTTTCTTGTAGTGGGCCCCACCGATTTGCTTAGTGTACACTTTCGATGTCATATCCATTACTCTCCTTTCGTGCTGCCATTATATAAAGGTTCTGTTTTGTTCTCGTTACTCCTACATACCATATCCTGTTTTCTTCATCGCTTTTATCAGGGGATCTTTCAATCGCTTCTCTGATGTTTTTGGTATTGTCTAGTATTAGTAATACGTTATCAGCTTCACCCCCCTTAGCGGAGTGAATGGTAGATAAATTAACTCTTGCCGGTGCGTCTAGTGTTTCTCCTTGCGCCAACATATTTCTGATGTAAAGACTATCTTCATGTTCAGTTTCAAATACATCAAACCATCTATCGGTATGGCTGTATCCAAACTCTCTTAAATCATACATACGTTCTTCTTTTTGTGGGAATTCTTTACCTAGATATTCAAATAAATCTCTACATTCTGTTAAAGAAAGTTGGGCTCCATTGGTCCATCTGGTAAAATTTTGTATGGCTGCAAAAAGTCTAGCCCTATAACTTTTGCGTCCTTTGTATTCAAAATAAATCCCTAGTTCCATAAGCTGTGGTTTAAGTTTAATAAGGCGATCATTATAACGAGCAAGTACGAGCCATTTCCCTTCATGGAGAGGTACATCTTCTAATGCCATTATATGGTGGACACTTCCTTGTTCATCTCTTGCTTCCCATTCTTTTTTTATTCTCCTCTCATCTGGTATTCTATCCAAAATATTGTTCGCAATGTGTTGAACAGCACGTGGTACTCGGTAAGATTGTGGCAAAACAATTTCTTTAGCCTTCTCATCTTGAAATCTTTTCACGTCTGCGCCAGCCCATGCATAAATAGCCTGGTCGTCATCACCCGCTAATATCATATGTTTTGCGTTCTTTTTTATAATCTCAAACATTTTCCATTGAATAGGAGATAAATCTTGTGCTTCATCAATAAAAACTACGTCAAATTTTGGACACAATTCCGCCATAATAAATTTATGAATCATGTCGGTAAAATCTTTCAACTGAAAAGCATCTTTATAATTATTTATTTCATCTTCTAAAATAGGAATTAAATTTTTATCTAGGTCTGGAGAATACATATCGCTGTTGTATTCTTCTTCACTAGTAATACCTTTTATTCTAGCTGCATTAATTAAATTAAAATATTCACTATCTGAATCTACAAATCCTGTTCGTTCTTGACCATCACTATAAACTGTAACTTCGATCCCTAATTTTTTTCCTATATCTTCATAGTGTTCGTCCTGCATCACTTCACTTTTTTTCATACCCAATCTTTCAAAAGCTAATGAATGTAATGTTTGAAAACGTTTTAAATGCTTGTAGGATAGGTCAGGATAGCTGTCCAACATTCTGTTTTTTGCTTCATTTGCAGCCTTTTTTGTGAAGGCAAAATAGCCTATTTTCTCCAGAGGAGTTCCTAGTTTTAAAAAGGTTTTAACATATTTTAACAGTCGAGTTGTTTTCCCTGTTCCCGGAGGCCCGAGTATTTTTCTCATCATAATAGTATCGCTCCAATAATAAATCCGACAATAAACCAAACAATTTCTTGTCTATAGTACAAGGACCATATCTCAAATTTTTCTTTATATTTTTTAATCATATGATGTCCTTTTGGTGCTTGAGTCTGGTATGATAAATCGGAACATTTTCAAACTCTTTAATAGAAATTTTAACTATGTTTTTAGTTGGTGTGTTATATTTACCTTTCGTTTTACTAGGAAATCTTTTCTGTTCCATAAATTCTATGTCACAATTTTCATAAGTCTTCATCATCATGTTTCCTGTTTTATCTTCAGTGTATTTCCAATTCTTAGATTTTAATTTGTCATAAAATTTATCAAATTTAAAAAAGGCATAACCTTCTTCAATTAAGACTGTGCCCGATTTAAAGCTGGCGTCATTAGTAGCTTTAGCTCCATTTATTTTAGCATGCAGAACATCGTGTAGTTTTTCTTTAGGGGTTGTACCAATAGGAGGGGAAACTATCTTTTGTGTCTTCCATAATGCATCAAGAACAGTTTGATCTTCATCTCCTTTAATAATAGGAGGAGCAAACCCTGCTGCTTTAGAAATTGCATTTCTTCTTTTACGTTGATCATTCACATGTTCTACACTTCTGCAATGAACTGTAGCTGTGCTGATACCATCTGATTTAATTACATCAAATTCAAATTCTGGTTCTGGTTCCAAGTCTATTTTTTTTAAATTAGTTAATTCTGGATACGTTCCTTTAGATCCTGCTAAAACTCCAAATCTTTTTTTAACACAGATTCCTTTTTTACAATGATCACTAATAGGACTCTGTGTACAAGTATATCCTTTTAAAGATCTTGCCCATGATCTGACTTTCGCGTTTAATAATTTATCGTCCCATGCATTCGCATGTTGTTCTGCAAAATATTTGACGGGTGCATTCTTAACTTTTTGTTTCCATGTATCTTCATATTTCATTTTAACAAAGACATGATAGTTATACATAAATCTATCTTTGCCATCAAAAGTTGGATCTTTCATAATGGTAGAAAGATGAGCGAGACAAGGAGGCCCATCTTTAAAATCATCATCCGCTCCTTCATAGATTTGTCTATCAATATCTTCGGTAATGTTATCTAAACTATCTTTACCTACTAAATTAGCTTCAGCTACTTCAATAAATTGTTCGAAGGTAAAAAAAGTTCCATCAACGTTAAGTGCTCTACGTTCTGTTCTTTTATAATAAGGTAAATTAATAAATTGTCCTGGTCTTAATTCTCCAGTTTCTGTGTCTTTAGTTAATTGTGTCTGCTTGGGAAAAATTTCTGTGTCTGGTTTTAGTTTAAAAAGAGGAAGAAGATTACTTAAGAAAGATACTAGAAGAGTCGCGGATATAAAATCCTTCATAAAAATAAAGAGATGAAGCCCTCCACTTTTAGATTCAATAGGGATTAAAGGTAATTTAAATTCTTGAATTTTGTCTATAAAAAATTTTCTGTCAAAGTTATCATAATTATTTGGATCTATATCAATAACCCCAAATTTAACTTCTGAATTCTCATTGGTAGGCTGAATTCCTACAGATTTAGAGCCCTTTAAATGGTCTGTATAGATTTGATCTGTAAATTCTTCAAAAGACCACCTATAATCTGGTTTCTTTTTACCACTAACGGGATCAATTTTTACGTTGGTCCAATCAGCGACACCATAGGCGCGCCTATAACCATTAAATAAATTTATATATTTCTTTTCCATAATTATCTTTCAGAGGGGCGAGTTAAGTCTCCCGCTCTCGCCCCTTTTTTAATCGACTAATCGATTAAACTAGAAATGCGAGTCAGACCCTTTTGGTTTTTCAGCGCCATGTTTAGCTTTGATACTTCCTTTAGAAATATTTTCACTAAACGTTTTAGCCTGCTGATACATCTGAGTATCTGATACAGGACCAATTTTACTTACTTCCCAACCAAACCAAGTGCCT